CTGTGAAATACAATTCGTTAATAACATTACGAACAAGACCAGTGTTCGTATAAACCATTACAAACTTTTCTTGGAAAAATTTGTTAGAGCGATATAGTTTTTCAACATAAAAACTAGAAAGATACGCCTCTAAGGTATCTTTATACATAGGATCTTCTTCTTTTAGCTCTGGAAAGTATTTGTTTATCATTTTGGCAAAAAAAGATTTTTTACTAGATAAAGGCATGCCTAGTATGGAATCTAAGTCTTCATTTGAAATATCTTGCAAGAGCATATGAAAAAAAGAAGAGAGTCAAGATATTCCTGACTCTCTTTAAAGGTAAATTAGTCTTGAGCAGACTTTGGAGTATAATCAGCACAAGCAAGAGCACGTCTTGTAAGTACTGTTTTTACGCCTCTGACAGTTTTGTCAAATGCTTCTGCCAATTGCTCAACAGTTTGATCGAGCATATCTTCGATACCCTCATAAGGATCACTTTTAGTAGTCTTTTTATCTCTTTGCGGAGCTTTAAGACCCATAGAAAGTAATTTACCTCTCACTGAGTTGACAGTTCTTCCAACTGATTCAGCGATTTCTTCAAGATACTTACCGTCATCAACCATTGATTGAATAGTACCTTCTTCTTCTTCAGAATAGGTTCTCGGTGTAACTTTCTTTTCTGCAGGTTTAACGTGTGAAGTCATCTCTAATGAAAGAGCCTTACCGTTAATTTGTCTTGCAGTAAATTTTCCGTCAGCAAAACTTTCGGAAATTTCTTCAGCAGTCATAGTGCCTGAGTTTGCTTGAAGATATTCAGATAACTCAGCAGTTTCTTCAGCTGAAAATACAGGAGCAGCTCCTGGCTTTTTAGGAACGTCATAACCTAGTTTTCTTAACTTAGCGGTTACAGAACGTCTTGGGAAGTCAAACTCACCCATAAGATTTTCGATGATTTCCTCAGTAACACCTGATGCAGCTGCATCGTGCATTGAGCTAACCATGTCTTCAGTGTATTCAAATTTTGACATATTAGTGTTCCTTTCGAACTTTTGTTAATGTACTCAAGAAGTTTTGTTCTCTTCTTGACTTGATATAAAGAGTATATCTAAGATTTATATTACAAGCAACTACAAATTAACTTATTGTGCTTTCTTGGTTATTTTTATTTTTATTAAAAATCACCAGATAACACATTTTTTTTATTTGACCAGTAGTCAATTATCTTGACACCTAGTTGAGTAGCACGAGTATGTTTTGAGCTACCAGTATCTCCTGTAATTAGGGCATAACAGTCCTTTGTTACAGTACTTGTATTTTTAAATCCTAAAGGCTCTAAAATACTCACAAGTTGGTTGCGAGTCATATCTAGCTTTCCAGTGATACAGACTTTTTTTACAGTTTGAGATACTTCTTCTACCGTTACTTCTTGTTCAAGTTGTAATGGCAGTTCGAGTACCCAGTCTTCATTCTCATCTAACCACGAAAGTATAGATTCTTTTGTGCGAGGACCAATTCCTTTGATCTCTGCAAATTCAATATCTCTTAAGTTTCTGAAAGCTGGAATGTGGGGAATAATAAGTTTAGCTCCCCCGTTACCTACACCTTCAATTCCTAATGCTGCTAATACAGTCATATAAGGTTTAGTCTTAGTTCTTTCAATCTCTTGTTCAATCTTTGCACCATTTGCACCTAGTCTATCCCAGTTTACATTACTGTATAAATCTACGGGGTGCATAAGTCCTAATTTTTTAATTGATGCAGGGCCAAGACCTTTTATTTGCATGGTTCTTATAAAGTATTCTAAAAACTTAACTGAATCTCCTTCACCACTTTTTGTCATTAGTCTTGGGCCATCTCGTACAACTTTTTGTCCAATGGCTTTTTCTGCATGTGCTTGATTAATTTTAAGATTGTGTTTAGAGTGTTCAATCACTTCTAGGAACTTAGGAATAACACCACCTGATCTTTCAATCTTGATAGTATCACCTAAGCCTAGATCGTGTTGCTCAATGAAATCTATGTTGTGCAAAGTTATCCTTGATATAGTAGCATCTTCTACTACTACAGGTTCTACTACAGCTGTTGGGTTAACACTACCTGTTCTACCAATTGTCCAAAGAACATCTTGTAAAGTAGTAATTGCTGTTTCAGTTTCTCTTTGTTTAAGAGCTACTGCAAATCTAGGATACTTTCCAGTATGTCCTAGAGTTTGTTCTTTTTCCCAGCTATCAGTTCTGAACACAATGCCGTCCATAGGATAGTTCCATGATTCTGCATCTAACACAGTAAAGAAACCCATATTTTTTATTACTTTCATTCTTGGGGTGTAATTCATATTTACACCAAGCCAATCATGTGCAATAAACTTTATGTTTCTTTGAGCAAACTCAGAAGGACTGTCAAGACCAAGCGCACCACTAACATAGTTTCGATAATTATCTACTGTATTGTCAGTTACACACTCTCCATTGATTACAACTTCTTCATATTGTGTATCAATTTTTGTAGGACACCCTTTTAACATTCCGATAAGATGCGAGACATCTTTACCATGTTCACCGTTACCTCTGGTCAAACCCATCTTTAATTTTCCATTACGGTAAATTAGAGAAAGATTAGTACCATCAATCTTCGGGAGTTTGATACTCATAAAACTATCTACTTCATCTTCGTTAAACACTTTACGAAGTGAGTATAGTTTATAAGGATGTTTTACCTTACCTGGAGCGCCACCTACGTGCTTTGTAGGTGAATCGTGGTCTCTCCAACCTTGAGCCTTCTCCACAGCCTCCAACTTGTCATATAGCTGATCGTAGTCGGCATCTGCTATTGCAGAGGCTGAGTTGTCATAATATGCTTTGTTGTGCTTTTGGATTAGCTTTTTGAGTTCTTTGTAATTCATATGAATATAATATAAAAAAATTAATCATTAAGAAAGTTTAAAGTTAATCTTTGATGGACTCTTCCAGCTGAGTAATTAAATCATTAAGATACCATTTGGCTTTACTTAAATCTTCTCTTTGTTTTCTTTTATCGCTATGTTTTAAATTATATCTAGTCACATATTTAATTACATTACCTTGAGCATAGTTCATATCCCATGACTTTATATAGTCATTTGTTTCTATGCCTTTGTTATAGTGTGGTGGGTGGTTTACCATGTCATTGATTGACACAGTTCCATTTTGTTTAGATAATTTTTCTACAGCATCTGCTGATAGATATACTTCATGCTCATCTTTACCGTATTGAATAAAAGGAGATTTATCTTGTTGTACTAATTTTTCTTTTTTCATACTGCCAATTTCTCGTCTATAAATTGTTTTGCCTTTGTCAGGCGACTCATAAATATATTTTTTTTCTTCTTCTTTTTTTCTTTCTTGTCTCAATTTCCATAACATCCAATCATAATAACGTTCTGGCTCACTGTCTTCGTAAAGTGTTGGTTCAATATCTTCATAAAGTTTTTGCCATTCTTTAGTAGAATCGTATTCAGTCATTTACAAATTCCATTATCATTGGGAAAATAACTTTGAGTTCTTGAGCACAGTCTCTCGCAATTTCCATATGTTCTTTTTGAGTACCGTTACCACTTCGTAATTCAATGTAGTGTACCCAACTTCTTATAGATCCACTCATATAAAGTTTAGTTTTAGTGTTACCCTCAGGTAATACAGATCTTGCTTGTTCTTTTGCAATACCGTTTTCTATTGCCCAGTTATAAGCTACTTCTGCTGCGTACCTAACATCTTTTTGAATTACTTCCCAGCTGTCTTGAAGGCTAGCATCATCAGTCTCAACAGAGTTTTGACGATTTTTATTATCTTGAAGACGTGCTTCACGTGTTACAAACTGATCACCCATCTCTGCAGGGTTTGCATATCGTTGACTAAATTCTTGAAAAGAGAAACTACGATGTCTTACTATTTGATGTGCAATATCTCTAGTAGTTTCTATCTCCAAACAGGCTGACACCATCTCAAGAGGTGACCAATGTCCGTGTTTAATCAAATATCTTATTAGTTTTTCGCTTGTTTCATTATTCATCTGATTAGCGGGGTTACTGACTCTAGCACAGTAGGCAATCAAATCTTGAATGTTATCTATACCAATTATATTAACTGGTTTAGAATAACTAACTAATCTTACACTCATTGTCCTATAATTTCCTTTACTGGTTGCTTTTAAAGTTTTATTTAATTTATTTTACTTTTAATTGCATCCAATAGAGAAGAAAGATTTTCCTTTTTGTTAAGGTTTGTACCTTCTACTTGAATTCCAAGTAGTTCTTCTATTTCACGAAGCATAACTTTAACTGTTTGTCCTTTTTCTCCATGATCTATTACAGGTTTTTCATAAATTTTTAATTGTACTAATTTACTTATAACAGATCTATAACCTTTAGAAAAATGGTCTGCTAATGTATAAACATCTTTAATATTATTATCTACATACATTTCTATAAGTTTTGCTTCTTCTTCATCGTTCCAAGCTTTAACGCTCATGTGTTATCTCCAAATCTAATTCTAATTGATTACTACGAATATATTGCTTAGCTACTTCTTGACTGGCTGCTTCTAATAAGGGGAGCAGTGAGCTTGTTTCATCTGCTAGTAGCGAAAACCCACTTTTAGTTGGATACCATTGACCAGTATCTCCATCCATAGAGTATTCTCTTATATGTAAATATAGTTTATCTCTAAACTCATTTAAAGTTACCTTTACTGCGTTTCCATTTGGTTTATGAAAAGCAGTGCCAAAATCAATATTCAATAGTATTCTCTCTTAACCATTTGTTAGGTTTGACAATCATATTTAGCGAATATCTCGCTTCTAAATTGTCCATATTTTTTGCCCCGTGAGGAGTGTCTGGGTCAAAAACAACACCCTGACCTTTTTCTAAGCATATTTCATCTTTACCAAAAACACAAATAAAGTTAGGATTGTGGTTAATTGCAATCCAGATTCTTAAGTGTTTTTCAGGAGGGTTGTGCCAATTTTCTTCATCAATGTGTATTGGCGTTACATCTTTTGGTTCTTGTTTTAAAATTCTTATTCTTGCGGTATCACATTTAAATCTACTAATCTCACTCATAAGTTTAGGTGTTGATCCTATAATAGTAGTGAACCTGTAATTACTACAAATATCAGGATTCACCTTAAACATATTATTAGGTTTACCGTCAGGACTTTTAATAGCGCAAGCAGTAATAGCATTTTTTAAATCTCGATCATCATAATTATAATAAACTAGCTTACTACACTCATCCAGTAAATCTGATTGTAAATTAAATTTTAAATATCTATATGTACTCACTTTACCTCAACAGTATCATCATCTTCAGGTAGTATGTTTAATATTTTTTTCTTTTTAATTTTTTTAGGAGTTTTATCTATATCTTCCCATTGCTTAACTAAATCATTAGCTTCTGGAGTGTCATAACCATTTACTCTAGCATATTCTTTTACTTCATCTATGTTTTTAAATAATTTAAGTTTGTCTGTATTCATCTAAGTATTCCTTTAAAGTACCTCCCTCAACAGGTCGATCTAAGTAATCTTTTCCTAGGAGGTATAAATTTTTATTTCGTTTTTCAAGATTACTTAACCAGTCATTATAACATTTTGTAACGCCTTGTAAACCTCTAACGTAATGGGCATTAACTGTATGAAATGCATTACTCCACCATATAACTGAATCTTCTTCGTCTGTTAT